CTCCACGTAGATCTTACAATCTACCGCCCCAGCAAAAGCTGGGACGCCCACCTCACCGTTTGGTTTGTTCAGAACGGCGAGGCCCATCGAATTTTGATGTAGGTCTCGATTGGACGACCAGACACTTCAAGATGGTTCACATTAAAGAAAGGTTCACTTCCTTCTTTGATAAACCACTTGACGAGGGCCCAAATATCGTCTGTTTTCACAGGACGATCTTTGGAATGGACCAACGCTCCGTAGACTAACGGAGACTGATAGTCCCTATGGAGTCTGCCGGCTTGATACGGCACGACAAAACTCCATTTGCCCAACACAGGGCTAGTTCTCTCGACGTATGGGAACGGTATCAAGCGTTCTATCCATTCGTCGAGCAGTTTAGCAGTTCTCCAGAATCCAGCTTCGTAAAACTGGTTTCTTGTGGAGACAACTGATACTAGCTCCTCAGTGTCTTTGCGTGATGAAGGAATAAATTTACGAACTTTGACGATTGAAACATCTGATCCGTCATAGTATTCCTTTCCACATGACTCTCTGAACTTACCAGTCCAGAAAGACTTGTCCTTATTAACTCGAAGATTAAAACCTTCAAGTGTTCGGATCACGCTCGGCACATATTCCACGGGGATAATGATATCATCCCCGTAAACGCGTACCTTACCAATTAGGGCCGAAAGGTCCTTCTTAGTAAGTTTCCGCTTGAGCTCTGACTCAATCCCAATACAAATGAGACAAAAGAAGAACATTGCCTCAATGGGAAAAGTCATTGCTGAACCCATGGACGCGAACTTGGAGAGAGTTATAACTTCTCCTCGTACGTCCGCCCTTGTGGATCGACAGGCTTGGGTAGCATCACTAAAGATGCGCCCAGACACCATCATATCCATAACATGGCGGTTCACAACGCGGTCGGACGCTTCACTCAAATCGAGTGTTGCGAGAGATCCATCACTGGATCCCTTTTGAGCCATGAGCTGATTAGGCTCCTGGTCATCAAATCCCAGGAAGTTCGAGAGGAGTCTATCTCTCTCAATCTTCCCCACGAGTGATTTGGACAAAGCTTGCTGCGTATATTGCATGCAGGTCGGCTCCATCGCAATCAAACGTGGTGCTTTGTGCGTCTTTAGAACATGAATGACCCTGACGGGTCTTTCATCTTCAGGTTCAAGAAATATGAAACGGTTACGGTACTCTTCAACGTACCTCGGATTAGGAAGCAAATATTCCGTGAAAGGAAATTCGCGATCTAATCTGACTGGCCATTCCACCTGTTCGAACTTCTTGTTTCCAAGAAGCCGATCAGCTGTTGAGCCAGGACCGTGCTTCGGTATTAGATAGTCCTCGAAGAGCTCTTTTTGAGAGCTCCGCGAAGATTTCTCCATACAGAAGCCTACCCATTTCACCCGTATTTCTAGGGGTGTACTGAGTCTCACCGGGAATTCCTTCCCAGCCTGACTGCAGATAGGTAGCCATATCTCTTTCACAATCG